ATCCTTTAATCTCTAACAGAACTCAATTGTTTAAGAATGGTGTCCCGCTTAGCCTTCTTGAACAAACCATTAGTTCAACTCCTTTGTCTGATAAGTTTGACGCCAGAATTGATATTACAAATGGAAGAATTGAACTTCAAACAGCTAGATTAGTAGATCAAGGCGGAGATTATTACAGCGCAAGTGCCACAAATGTTGGAAATGGAACCATAAATGGCCTAGAGCTAGTTGATGAAAACGCACCAACTGAAACATGGGTTGTTAGATGCGTCTCAACAAGAAGAGATGGTTACGGCGTTCCAGTTGATGGCTATGGTAAATTTATTGTTCAAGGAACAGTTAGCGGCATTATACTTGACGGATACGGTAATCAAATAATTTGGCAAAGCAATGGTGACACTGTATCTAACGGAATATTATCATTCTCTATAACTGACGGAACAACTACATTTAGAGAGGGTGACAAGTTTACAATTAATGTTCAAGGTGGGGCTTTAGTGAAGGGAGATAGCCTCACAGCTACATATATCGCGCAAGCAGACATTAATGACATAGAATTTTTTACAGACCAAGTTTCTGTTCAGGCAAAACACGGTTATCCAAGCTTAACTAATAGACTTTCTCTTGGAAGCCAATTAGCATTTAGCAATAGCCCTCCAGGATTATACACAATTCAATGTGCGCCGTCAGTTCCGCGTAGATTATCTTATTCTTTAGTTGAATCTGCGCCATCAACTCCACCTACAATTGATGATTTAAAATTTCCTCTTCCGTTAAATATTATTCCGGATGTAGACTCTAACATTCATTTCTTTGTAACAGATCCAGTTACAGGATCTGAAACTCAAATACTTCCAAACAAAGTACCATTCTATGATCCCACAATAACATCAAACCCAGCTGGTTTCGTGTTTGGTTCAACATATGCTTATTCTTATACAGTAATCATTAATGAAGCCGAAGTCAAGAAGGGCGAAGACGGCGTAATGGTATCTACCGGCGCAACAACGGGTACATTCAGCAGCGCAACAGTAACCTTTGGCGTTGACGATGCGTCTGCAACAAGAGCATTAAAGATATATAGCGCATCAAATCCAGAAAATAATGTAACTGCAACAATAACTCAAGTTAAAAGCGGTAAATTATATGTAACAACTGCTGGCGGTTTCGTGTCAGAGTCTGATTTGAAATTCCAAGTTGTTGACTCATCCGACACCAGTGCGGAAATTTTATTCACCGAAGATTTAGCATTAGCCGCTGGACAAAGCTTAAGAGCAACTGTTGTTGACCAAAAAGATGCCCCATTCTTTGATGTTGGTTGGACAAATGCATATGCCGCTTTACAAAAAATAGATGTTGACATATTAGTACCTCTTCCATCTCAAACTATAAGCGCAGTGTTTGCCACTGGCCAAGCTCACGTCAACGCCATGAGCAATATTAAGAACAAGAGAGAAAGAGTATTGTTCATAGGCGCAATTAAGGGCCTTACTCCAGAAAACGTAACAGGCGTAGAGCCAGCAGCAGTAGAAGATATTGGAATACTTGAGGGAATTCAAGGTGACGATATCACAGAAATTCTAGCTGGAGATATTGAAGATTTAACCGACTATGGAGTTCCAAATTCTTATGGAAAATCTATAAGAACAGTTTACTTCTATCCAGATGAAATTGTAGTTCAAATTGGTGGAGACAGGGCTCTTGTTGACGGCTTCTTTATAGCGGCTGCGGCAGCAGGATATCTATCAGGTATTCCAAACATAGCAATACCTCTAACTAATAAAAACTTAGCAGGCTTCACAATCCTTAGAGATAAGCTCTTTGCCCCAATTACACTAGAGAGCGTAGCTGCTGCCGGAATTACTGTTTTACAGCCTTCTTTAGGCGGAGGTCTAGTGCTTTGGGGTAAGACTACAACACAAAGCGGATACCCTGAGGAAGAAGAGATTAGCATTCTATTTATAAGAGACAGAATTGCTAAGGTTTTAAGAGTTGCATTTGCTGGATTTATAGGAAATCCAGAAAGCCCAACTTTCCTTGGAAGCTTATTCGTAAGAGCCGATGGAATTATGAAGTCTTTCGTATCCCAAGGATTAATAACCGCTTATCAAGATTTAGTTGTTAAAAGAGACACCGTAGACCCAAGACAATGGAACATATCTGTTGGCGTTCAGCCGGTTTACCCAGTTAACTGGATTTATATCAAAGTTAACTTAGGAGTTTTATAAAATAATATTATATACCAATATCCTAATATAATATTATATTGAAGTTGGTATATAATAAAAAACTAATAAATCAAATCTTAATTTTGATTTTGTAATAATAAACAATTAATATTATTTGGTGATATAATGGCTACAGGCGGCAAAGCTCCCAATACAGACTCTACTTTACTATCAGACACAGGTAAAAATAAAACCGGAAGCGCTCTTTCAACTAATATAATTATAAAAGTTGAAGATACAGCTGTAGGCGCAATTAAAAGTTTAGATTATACAGAAACAAGAAATATTGCAGCTATTACAGAAATAGGTACGGACGGCATTATAGACAGTGCGCCACAAGCCTCAGTAACTATTGATGGCAATTGCGAAAGAGTTAGATTTGATGGAATGAGAATAGCCACAGCCTTTAAGCGCGGATTCATTCATGTCTCCGCTCAGCGTAGACCTTTCGATATTGAAATTCACGATACTTTTGCCGCACCTGACGATAGTGGACAGCAAATAATAACTATATTAAAAAATGTTTGGATTAAAAGCATATCAACAACCTATAGCTCAGAAAACTTTGTTATTTCTGATAGAATGGGTTTTCAATGCGAAACCGTTTATAGCCATCTTTCAGGAAATGGTTCAAACGTAGCTACTACCGGTGGAGTAAGAGGCTTTCAGCTTGATTCAGATCCAATTGAAGCAAGTGCAGATAGAGGCGACCGTCGCGGTGCTCTTGATGCAGCCGATTTGTTGCACGCATTTGGCGCAACTTGATTTATAAAATCTTCTCCTAGCGGTATAATTCTTGATATATATTATTAGAGCAAACTTATGCTCTAACATAGGAGAAGTTTATTATGGGAAAAATAAATAGCCCACTAGGCAGTCAAAGTTTCGATTCACCAGAATTAAAAAAATTTGTAATAGATGATGCTAGCGATAGCGAATATACAGCATCAGAACAAATAACAAATTTACAACAATCTTCTTTAAATGGACTAAGTGCTTCTGAGCTAGAAAGATTAGCAAGAGAAGCTAGAAATAGAAGAAGTCAAGATGAAAAACAAGTATCATCAGTTGTAAAAAAAAGAATTGAAATTCTGGCCGGTCTTGGTCGCGGAACCAGAGACGTAATAGTAGAAAATATAACATTTTCTTTACGTACTTTAAAATCATATGAATTACAAGAAGCTGTGAAAGCCATAGCAAAATTAGATAATGGCTTAGACTCTTCTTTTGAAGCGAGAAATCAAATTTTAGCTAGAGCTATTTGTAAAATAGATGGTCAAGATATTGATATCGTATTAAGCTCTTCTAGAATTGAAGATAAGCTTGATATGGTAAGAGAGTTAGAAAGCTCTGTTGCTGTTTATTTGCATGAAAATTATGTTGCTTTATCTAAAGAAAATAGCGACAAATTTAAAATATTATCAGATGATGAAAAAGATATAAAGGAGGCGGTCAAAGACCTGAACAAAAGTAGTTAAAGATCCAGACCATAGATTTCATTGGTTTTTGTGCAAAACTTTTCAAAAAGTTCCAAGTGACCCTTGGTTTGAAGAGCTAAATGATTTTGAAAAATTATGGATGTATCAAAGCTGGCAGCAAGATCAAGAAGACAAAATTGAGCTTGCTAAGTCACATGGTATTTTAATCGGGTCATTTACAAACTACGAAGCGGCAAAAAAGATGCTAGATAGAAATAACCCAACAGCATCTTCTACAGATGAAGAATTTGAACAAGCAACTCAAATAGTTCTACAAGACAGAGAAAAACAATTAAACAGCCTAAAAGAAAACGA